CATTTTTATACCAGCATGTTTTGCTAATTTACAGAAATAAAAATCTTCACCTGTATATGTTTTAGCTTTAGGATCCCAATAGGTATCAAAGAAATTATACATATGATCTCTTAACACTAGTTTACCATCAATTAGTGTATGTTGATTTATAGTAAATTCAGGATATTCTTTTATTAAAGCTTCTATAACAGATCGTTTAATTAACATACAACCTGCAGGACCTCTTTCAACTTCTATAAAACCATTTTCAACTTTTACACTAGATGGATCTGGGACTGACATTGTATATTGATTACCTAAAAGTCTTGCATCTAATGTAGATCCTTCTTGAATTCTTAATTTTATTTTATTAAAGTCTAATCCTTTAATTGGATATGGAACTAAACAAATGTCTTTGTCATAGTTAATCATTCTCTCAATCATTTTGTAATTAAAAGATATGTCTGAATCTATGAATAGTAAATGAGTAGCCTTTGTTTCCATAAAACCAGAAACACAAAGCTGCCTTCCTTGTGTAACCAAACTACTTTTCATAACTTGAAACATAACCGGTATTTTTCTAACAAAACATTCTTTTTGAAATTCTAAACAAGCTTTAAAATAATGAATAGATACATCTGAATGAACAGGTGTTCCTACAAATAAAGTTACAGGTGCATTAGATGCCATTTAAAAATCTTTCCCAATAAGTCTTTATTACATTCCAATGATAGAATTGTCTATAGTACTGCATTTGAAATTTCATGGCATCTGCATTTAAACTGTTAACAAAATCAGGCAATATATCAATAGCCCCTGCAAATTGTTTAGCTAAGGCTTCTTTATCTTTTAAATAAGGTACATAAATTGGAAACTCAGCGCAGGTCTCATACAAAGCTCCAAGGTCCGTGGTTACTGTTACGAGGCCACAGGCTAACGATTCCATGGCAGCTAAACAAAAAGTTTCTTCAAAGGTAGAGGGATGAATATAAGCATCATACGTATGCAATATCTTCATTAATTCTTTATGATTTAAATAACCTTTGTAATTAACATTTTTAATTGTTTTTGCTTTATCATATAAAGCTGTAAATTGATTATCAGATATTTTTTTAAATGCATCTCCATATATCTGTGTGCTTGAGTATATGTCTAGTTCTACTTTATCTGTTTTAATCTGTTCCATAGCAGAAAGTAAAACGTCTAATCCACGCCAAGGAGTTGAAGTATAAACAAGTTTTAATTTTTCTTTAGGTTTAAATTCTGTTTTAACTATTAAATCATCATCAAATCCGTTTTTAATAACTAGTGAAATATCTGTTGGAATATCAAATAGCATTCTATACTTTTCGTATGTCCAATGTGAGTTGAACACGTACCAATCATATTTTCTATGATTTAATTTATTTTTGAACCAAGGATAAAGATTAGGTTGATCGTAACTATTATGAACCCAAAGTATATTTGTTTTAGTTGCGTTTATTGGAGTTTTTTCTGGAATAGATGTTGTTATTTCAACTTTATCAAGTAATTCTTTTGATACGTACTTGTGTAAGTATTCTAATTGTATTTCGGTTCCACCGTATGGTTGCATTATTTAGTTTTACCAAATACCGATAAAGATGCAACTGTTATTTGTACGTCTTGTTGTAAGTCTTCTGCTTTTGTTGGAGTATTTGGATTTGCAACATCTGCATTAAACTCAGCTATTGAATCGTAAGTTTGTCCAGTAGTTTTATTTGTAATAATCTCAACTGCTTTAGCTGGTACAATCGGAACTTCTACTCCATCAATTATTGTAGTTTTCATAAACTATTATTATATACTATTAGCGTCTTCCCTGTCCACGATATTCCTTATGGTCATTTCTTTTATTTGGACTTTTTGAATGTCTTCCAGGTCTTTTTTTATTAGTGTATTTAATAAAAGAACCTGAACCATTACTTATTTTTCTAGCCATTTTGATTTTTTCTACTTAGCACGGCATAAGAAATCTGTCCAGATATCACTGCAGCCGTTGCTACCTGAAATGTTAAATAATCATTTTCTTCTAATACTAAAGTATTATGTACAGCATTGTCATGAGAATCTGCAGCTATTTTTGTATGATAAAAAATAGCACTTCCATTAACTGTATTTAAATAAAAATCACATTCAACAGTGTTGTTATGTTCATTTGAAACACTAATTTCTTTTATAATAACTCTTGTAGTTGCATTAACTGTAAGAGTTGTAGTTAAATTTGTTGTAGCTAATCTGTAAATGTCGCTTTTATATTCTATTGTCATTCTGCTCCGCTTCCAAATAAAAACCAGTTAAAAGTTTGTAGATCTTCAAGTAAGTCATTCTGATATGACGTATTTAGTTGGTTTTGTAAAGTCTCTAGAGCTTGATTAATTTGTCTTAAAGAATCTACACTATATTGTTGTGGGGGTTCTGGTATAAGAATATTTATTTTAGCCATTATGTTTGTGGAGCACTTCCGCCTCTGCCGTCTGGTTGTATATCTACTCTAAATATACCATAACGCCAATTGTCGTTAAGTGCATCGTTTTCAATTTTTATTGACGCAAGTCTTCCTCGCGCGCGTGTGTCTATCTTATCTGTTGTTGAAGATACTGTAAAGGGACCCACAGTTGTTTGTCCCTGTGCCGTGGTTGTATCTGCTGGGTACGCTCTAAAGAATAAGGTTACTTTTGTATTACCATCTAGATATTTAAAGTCTGGAATAAATCTTCTTATTTTAATAAAGAATTCACCATCTCCCTCTATGTCTAAATCAAAATCTCCTGATTTAACATAAGCAGGAATAACAATGCTAGTACTATTAGTACTTGTTAAATTTAATACTTCATTAACTCCAACTTCATGTTCAAATACATAACTACCTCCATTACTCACTCCATTAATTGTTGGAATATTAGGAGTTAAAGTTGAAATATATTTAGTTGCAGTAGGATTATCAAACACATGAGAATCTTCATAAGTTGTTCTTGCAAGTGTTCCTGTAGTCCAAGACTGAAGTTTATAGTTGTAAGTAACAACTCTATCTATTTCTGTAGAACCAGCTTTTGAGTAAAACCAATTTATTTCAGTATACAAACTATTATGACCTGCAAATACTATATCTCCTTGTACAAAATTTAAACCTAAACTATCTCCTTGAGTTGTAAACACAAAATCTTCAACTGAAGATGATAATGTTTTAACTGTTCCATCAAATACAAAGAAATTACCAGAATCACCTATCCAATAAACAGCTCCATCTACGAATACTGCAGCATGCTGACCAATACAACCACAGTTAGTACCAACCTGACGAATACTAAATGTAAATGGTGGTCCTACAAATTGCATTGTGTAAGCTGCTTCATCTGTAAGAACTAACATATAATCTTTACCTTTAACTGCTGCTATAATTGTACTTCCATTATCTAATCTAAATGTACCTGCTGTGTTTGTAGAAGTTGGTTCATATACTTCAATATCTTCTTGATCTGAAAATCTTATAAACATTGGATCTTGGGTAGCAGCATTTCCAATAATTGTTTCAGTACCAAAATGAATTAAATGTCTATCTCTATCTGATACTCTTGTTAAAATTGATGCTGTAGGGTTTCCTGATATAATAGTTGCACGGGTACTAACCCCTGCCCCTGCATTTGGATCCCATGAAAAAGTTTGTCCATTTTTAACAGTAGCTATTAATAATTCTCCAAAGTTATCTAAAGACCATGAACCTGCATCAATATCTGTATTAGATGTTGTTCTAGCTGTACCCCAAGTAGAAATACCCCATTGTCCAGCTCCCCAACCATATCCAAATGTAGAAAGAATAGGACCTACTGTTACATAAGGATTTGTAGTAATTGTTCCACCTCCGGTAACTCCAGTTCCTGTTTCTGTAACTGCCATTGTAATTGTAAAAGTTCCTGTTGTTGGAACTGTCTTAACTTCAAATGTATTTGTAGTAAAATCTGCAGCTGTAAAACTAGTAGTAGTTGGTCCAGGTGTTGTCACACTTGTGAATTTAATTAAATCCCCAGTTAATAGACCATGAGCGGTTTTATTAATTGTAACTGTAGTAGAGCCTGTAGTAGATGTATAAGTACAACTAGTTAACGCTGTTCCTAATGGAGTAATATCATAAAAAGTATCTTCAAATAGAATATATAAAATTTTATTTGTTCCAATAGCTTCGTATTTTCTACCTGTTAAATCAAACCAAGAATGAATATCTCTACCTGCACCTACTAGTATAGATGTGTTAATTTGTGCCCAACCCCCTATTTTTTCAGGTGATCCGTATTGAAAACGAACGTTATCTCCGTCTATCCAACGACCTTCTGCTTGAGACGCAGTATCATTCTTATCAAAACCTGGAGGTAATGGTATCTTTTTTAATGGCATATTTAATGCCTATTATACTATTTATTTCTTATTGGTGGTATACCTAACAAAGGTCTTTTATCATATAAATTGGAATCTGCAAACTGTCCATTTACATGGTTATAATGCAAGAAAACTTGAGCACAAATGTTACCTGTGAATTCTTCTCTCCAATGTTCTAACTCGCAACCAGAATAAACTAACATATCACCTGGTTCTAGATCTACTCTTATGCCTTTTGGTGCATCTGGTTTCATTATATTCTTATATTCATCAATTACATTATTACTTCCTGTTGTATCTAAATAGATAGCCCAAGG